GTACGGCACAGCATCTACGGGCCACATACGTGGAGGCCTGGCATCTATATCCGCGTCGGCTAGTACGCGTGGGGTTGCTGCGCGTACCGCGCGATTCAGGGCCGGCTCGGAAAATACAACCCCCCCATCCGAGAGGATTGCAGTGAGCGGCATGCCCAGCTCGTTGCCCATGTGATCAACGAGCCCGACGATCTGATTGCCGCGCACACGCATCTGCACAGGCACGAGCGCCTCGCGGACATCCTCGGCAGACGCAGCAGTGGGCGGGGCCTTGGGGGGCAATTGATCCATGGGCATGGGCGGTTACTCCTTTACTTCAAGGACGGACAGCAGCGGCTCGGCACGCAGGGCGTCGAGCTGCTCGGCGGTGATTTCATGGGCGGGCACCGGCACGTTCTCCGGCGGCCAGAAGCGGCCGGCGCGCCAGATGCCGCGGTCGCGGTGGCAGCGGACGATGTAGCCCACCGGGCCGATGATCTTGGCCGCGTCGGCCGGTGCGTCGATGTCGGCCTGGCCGGCGCCGGCGGCGTCGCCCGTTACCTGGTCAGCGCCCTGTGCCACATCCGGCTGGCCAGTAACGTCGGTTTCGGTGGTGGCGTCGGTCGCGGCTTCGGCGGTGGCGCCTGCGGCTTGATCTTTGCTGGCGTCGCCAGCCTTACCTTTGCTTGCCATCTATCTCTCCTTCAGCCCGGCCGGGCATCCCCGGCCGGGTCAGTTGCGGCTGTTGCCGCTCGGTGCGGAATTACAGGTACGGGCTCACCAGTACTTCGGCGCGGCCGTAGTAAGGGTTGTCGGCGCCGCTGGCGAGCTTCTCGGACTTGACCAGCCTGAGCGCGGCCTTCTCCAGGCTGGGCGGAACCACCAGCAGATTGCCGCGAATGCCCAGGGGGCGGCCTTCGTCGTCCTTCATGTTCATCAGCGCAATGCACGCGGCCTCGAAACCGGCCTCATCGAGGGTCTGCTTGCTGCCGTACGCCATCTGCCAGAGGCCGTAGCCGACGTTGCAGCGGGCATCGACGCCGTAGCGGTACTCGTCGCGCATGAAGACGCCTTCGTCTTCCATGCTGGTCATGGCCTTGAGGTCGTAGTCGCGGCGCTTCTGGAAGATCAGCGGCTTCAGGGGCCGGCGAGTCTCAAGGAAGTACCAGGCCGTACCCGAGCCGCCGCCCCAGTTCGAGACGGTTCCGGTGCCCACGGGGTGATCGGTGTCGAAGAAGTACTGGCCGTCGTAGCAGACCGTCGAAGTGCCCGCGGGAAGCATCGGGAAGGTCAGGCTGTCCGGGTGCGTGGCGGCTGCGTAGCCCATCTCCGACATCAGGTTGCCGAACACGCCGTAGGTGTCATCCTCGATGTCGTCACGCGGGACGCCAACGCTGGACTCGAACTTGCGGTTGGTGATCGAGTAGCCGAACGCCTGCAGACTCTTGATCTGGCGATCGCCGATCCACTCGCGCAGCTGGGGCCACGCGGCCAGCCAGCCGTAGTTCTCGGTCTTCGTGGTGCTGGGCACCACGGTGGCGATCTTGGTGTAGTCGGGCGTCGCACCGGCAAAGGCATTCTTGAACGCGGTCTTGAAGCCCTGGTAGATGGCGGCGAGGTTGCTGGCGTTGATCACCAGGGCGCCCATCACCTCGGGCGCGAAGCCGTCGCCGGCGATGGCCTGGACGGCCGCAAGGGCCAGCAGCGCGCCGGTGGCGATGACATGGAAGCGGGAAGTCTTGAGCATGATGTTGTCGGTCTCCTGGAAGAGGTCAGATTTCGATCCACACGCCGTCGGATTCAACGTCGCGGATGGTGCCGGCGATGGAGCGGGTGCCGGTGCCATTGGTCTTGGCCACCGTCTGGTCATCGACGATGTAGGCGCTGGCGCCCACGTCGGCGAGGGTGATCTGGTCGGTGCTTGCCGAGTTGGCAAACTTGAAGGTGCCGCGCTTGGTCTTGACCTTGATGTCGCCAGCGGCGCCGGCGCTGTTGTCGGCCAGGCCGTCGGCGATGCCTACGCACTTCAGGGTGGTACTCACGGCGCCCTTGGTGGCGTAGCCCGAGCTATTGAGGCACACCAGCGCGCCACCGAAGATCTTGGTCGCGGCCGCTACCGGGAACGCGAAATCACGCGATGCGCGGTGCGGGGTCTGGCGATCGGAAACGAGCGCAGCCATTACTTGGTCTCCTTGTTCTTGAGGAAGTCTTCCGGCGAGATACCCATTTGGCTGCATACCGCCAGCTCGGTATCCGTGAGAGCCTTGTTGCCACCCACCCCCGGAAAATCGCCGGCGGTCTGCATGCGGCTCAGCGCCGCAATCGGCTGAGCCGTGGCCAGGAAGGCCTCCAACTGGGCGATGTCTTGCATGCCCAGATCACGTGCCCACTGCTCCTGGGCCGGCAGCAGGCGGGTGTCGGCAAGCGCCGCTGTCACCAGTGCGCTCACCTTGTCGGTGCGCACCTGCTGCGACAGGGCAGCAAAGTCGGCGGTCACCTTCTTGTGCACGTCCACCGGCACGTACAGCGCCGGGTCGGGCTGGGTTGCGCGGGCAGAGAGCGCGGCCACGTGGCCAGTGAGGTCGAAGCTGGCGGCCGCGGTCGGGTTGGTGCCCAGCTGGTCCATCAGCTTCTGCAGATGGCCCTTGATGTCATCGACGGTGGCGCCGACGGGCAGATTGAGCAGCCAGCGCAGCTGCTCGATGAGTTCTTCCACTTGGGTGTCCTCCTGGGTGGGTTGGGCTGCGGGGGAAAGCAGGGACGCGGCCACCACCTGCGCCACGTCGGCGAGGCCGTCGAGCGCGGGGTTATTGGTGAGGCCAGCGTTGATGAGGGCGACTACGGCGCCAGTCGCCGGGTCGTAGATGAAAACGGGGGAGGTAAAGCGGTACTCGCCCGCGGCCACCATCTCGGCGGCGGCAGCGGTCCATTCGACGCCTACGGCGAACAGACCCACGCCATCGACCCACTCCAGGCGCTTGAACCATGCCGCAGCGGGCGCACGGGCGCCGGTGCTGGCCGCGGTGAGGCTGGCATGGTCGTAGTCGAGGACATAGGGGGTGCTGCGCGCATCAGCCGCGGCAACCAGGCGGGCGGCGATGTCGGCGTCCATGCGCCAGGCCGCCACATCGGCCGGCCTGCCATCAATGGCGCGAAACTCTCCGGCAGGGAAGAGCTGGATGCGCTCAGCCGGCGCCAGGCGCGCCTCGCTGCCCACAAATGCGCAGGCAGCGACAGCCAAGGGTTCTGCGGGGAGGGTTCGGGGCTTGCGCTTCATGCCCCACATCTTGCGCGGGGGAGAAATCGCGATTCAGGCTGACGCGTGCCAGAGGGGCACGAATGGGGATAGCGTTACTCCCCCGTTACTCGGCCGCAGGTTGAACGATCACCCCTGCGGTGGTGCGATGGTACCACCCAGCACCCAAAACCGCGCCACGGGGCTATTTTGCAAACTGGCGCCGGGGCCCGACCAGGGATGCCAGATAGTCATTGGTGAGCGTCATCACACCGCTGCGGGTCGATGGCTGCAGCACCCCGCCCGACGTAAAGGGGAGATACGGCCGCGCGGGAATACTGATGGCGTGGGCCGGCACCTCGAACCAGCGGGTCAACGCCCGCTTGTGGCGGCCCTTGGCAAACACCAGCCCCTTGCCGTTGAAGCCGTCGGTGCGCATCAGCTCACCCTTGGCGTTGGTGCGGTGGCGAACCTGCTTGCTGTAGGCCGCGCGCTGGATCGTGCCGCCCAGCTGGTGGATCGCCGCGTAGCGGACATTCGTGCCTACGGTCGCATGGGTGCGGTCATAGCTGGTAGCGATGCTCCCGGCCAACCGGCCGGTGTCCTGCAGGATCTTCGCGTCGGCGCCCCGGCGCTTGAGGGTGCGTGGCGATAGGCCCAGCCACGCCGGGCGGCCTTGGGCGGCAAAGTTCTCGTCGGTCTCTTTTTTCAGGAAGCCGGCGATGTCGCGCATCAGCGGCAGCGGGCTGCGCAAGCCCTCGGCCACCCGCGCCAGGCCCACGGCCATGCCTTCGTCGCGAACCTCAAAATCAAACACCCGTGTCCACCTTCGCCCATCCCGCGGCGCCAAGCTGCTTGGCGGCCTCGCCCTTCAGGCGATAGGCCCGGGCCGGCAGATCAATCCGGCCCTCCGTCGGTGCCGGCAGCTCAACGCACAGCAGACCATCGACCAGTTGGCGCACCAGCACCGCTGCACCATCGCGGGTATAGGTCGCATCAGGTCGAGCGATCACGCCAGGCAGCGCCATCAGCCCGTCCTCGCCGACGCCGTTACTACGTGCGGCGCTCACCAGGTCGGCGTCGCCTATCGTCACCACCCGGCCAGCACTTAGAGACTCTGCGACAAATCCCAGAACCTGGGGCACCCGGCCGGCCCGCGCCGTACCCTCCAGCGCCTGGGCAGCGGCAGTGCGAAACTGGGCAAGCCGCAGCGGGCTGTTGTTGAGCGCCTGCCAGACCTGGGTGCGGATCTCGCGCGAGGGCAGGGCTTGCACTCGGCGGGCCAGCGCCACGTCCAGCCCGTAGGCGCCTGCGCCGGGGTTGGAGTCGAAGCCTGGGTCAGGCCCGAAGAAGTCCTGGGTGGCTGGGTCGCGGTAGCCCCGCACCGTCACTTTTCCGCCCCGCGGGCCAAGGTCCGCCTCCACCGTCTCCATGCGTCCTTCGCCCTGTGAGAGCGCGCCGCCCTCGGCCGCGAACTCATCGGCCGAAAGCGCCTTCACGCGGCAGCGGCAGTTGTAACCGTTGGGCGGGTAGAGCACGCCCCAGGCCGGGTCGTCGTAACGGAAGATGCGGCCGTTCAGGCTGCGGTGGCGCGGCCGAGTGCGACTGTCCAGGATCGCCACATACTGCCAGTAGGGTCGTTGGTCGGCGTTCTCCAGCTGGGCCTTGTAACGGCCGGCCATGTAGGCGCTTTGCGTGTTGGTCTGGAACACGGTGCGTAGCCGGTGGGGCGTCATCGCCCGGCCGGGGAGGATCTCGCCCGTCTCCGGGTCGGTCGGCACACCCCACCAGCCCTGGGTCTTCAGCTTGGCCTTCAGCCCGCGCTTGAACTCCTCGAAGGTCTGCCCATCGGCGATCGCTCGCTCCATCGCGCTGCGGATGTCCTGCAGCGCCTCGGCCTTGAGCACCCCGGCTACGGTAAAGGCCCGGGCGTGGGCCTCGGGCACCAGGTCGAGGGCGCGGCTGCTGATGCGCAGCCCCTTGGCCTGAAAGTACTCGATGGCGCGCTCGTGGGGCAGCGCCATGGCCAGGGCGAGGTTAGCGGGGGTGGCCACGGCTCAGGCGTCGCCGTGGGCGGCGCCCCACAGTTCGGCGGCGAACATGGCACGGGAGAGCAGCCGCTCCAGGGCCGCCGCGTCCATCTGCGGGTACAGCGTCGAGAGCGCCACCATGGCCCCCTCGTAACCGTCTGCGCCATCGATGGCGGACAGCACCGGCGCCAGCAGCGTGTCCATGGCGCCGTGCAGCACCTCGGACGGGATCGCGGCGAGGGCCGCATCCACCGCTGCCTGGTCGGCGATCTCCGGCACCGGCTCGATGGCCGCAGCCACCACGCGCGACGCGGCCGCCACCGGCGCCGGGGCGGGGCCGGCAGGCGTTGGCGCCGCCGGCTTGTCGCCCAGCGCCGGTTTGCCCTCTTCGGCCACCGGAATGCGCAGCTTCTCGTGGGCCCACTCGAGGTCAATGCGCATGCCCATCGCCACCAGCTTCGGCAGGCTATCGGCCATCGTCTTGATGTCCTCCGCCTCGCCGGTGTCGAACACCATGCGCGGGCAGCGCGCCAGGCTCGTTACCGCGCCGCTGCGGTTGAGCTGCAGCAGCGGGTACAGCAGATCGCGGGTGATCGTGCCGGCCACCTGGCGCGCGTCGGCGTTGCGGATGTCGGTGCGCACCTCGTTGTGCACCTGGGCGAGGCCAGACCCCAGGCCGGTGCTACGCGCCTCGGCGCTCAGCACCTGCCCCAATATCGCCTTGCTGATCGCCCCCTCGGCCCACTGCACCATCGCCATGTACGGATTCGAATCGCCCCCGGTGGCCACCTTCGAAATCTCGATCTCCATGTCCTTCGGCATGATCGCCCGAGCGTCGTGGCCCAGGTCGCGCACCGCGCGCATCAGGCTCTTCTGCTCGTCGTCGTTCGCGCCGCTGTAGTACTTGCCCATGATCAGCGGCAGCCCGTACGTCTCCAGGAATTCCGCCAGGTCGCCAATCGAGAAGTTGCCGAAAACGAATGGCCAGGCGCAGCAGCGGTACAGCCCCAGGCGGCCCATGTAGCCGGTCTTCGGCTTGCCGTGGGTGTGTAGCAGCCAACCAAAGGGCTGCAGCGGCGTGCCGTAGGCGTCCTGCCCCGTACGCAGGTGGATGGCGCTGCGCTGGGCGTTGAGCTGAAACCACTCCTGCGGCCGCATGTGGAAGGTGGGCAGCCACTCGTTGCCCTCGCGCCGCCATTCGTACTCGACGGCCGAAAATCCATGCCCCGGCGCTTCCTGCATGTGCAGGATCAAGTCCTCAATGGGATCGACGGCATCCGTCAGCACCTCTTTCAGCCAGTCGGCCGCGGCCACCTCGGCCTTGCTCGCAGCGCGCGGCGGCACGATGTCCCAGTCCAGCCCCAGCAGTGCGTTGGCCCGCTTTCCCGTCTCGCAGCGTAGGTGCGGGCTGCGGTCTTCCATGGTGGCAAACAGCGCGCTCTGCTGGGTCAGGTCGCCCGCGTCGGCGGCGCGCAGCGCCCGCGCGATCGCCTCCGGCGTGGCCCCGTCCATGCTGTGGTCGAGGTAACGGTTAGCCAGGTGCGCCACCTGGGCGGATTGGGGCTCGCGCAGCACGCCCTTGTCGATGGGCTGGCCGTATTGGTCGAGGATGGGCATTACAGGTATCTCCGGGAGCTGTCGCGGCCGATGGACTTGAAGCCCGTCGCGCTGGCCGTCGTGGTCGCGATCATCCACAGCATGTGGAGCGCGTCCGGGCCGTCATCGTGATCTGCTTTGGGGAAGTGGCGGAGCTGGTCGATCAGCGTGGTCTGGCTGGGGTGCAGGCGGATCAGGCCGTTGGCCATGTGGGGCTGGAGGCTCTCGATGCGCAGCAGCTTGTCGGCAATGGGCGTCAGCCCGCGCGCCGGCACCGGCATGCCGGCGGTGAAGAAGTGGTGCGCCCAGACGACCACCGAGAGCAGGCCGATGGCGATGAACGAGTACACCTGCGCCTTGTAGCCGTAGATCGGCTTGCGGCTGAAGGTCGAGAGCACGTGCGGGATGAGGCCCCACAGCGGCAGCAGCAGGATGTAGACCTCGGGGTGGCCGAAGAACCAGAACAGGTGCTGGAAGAGGATCGGGTCGCCGCCGCCGGCGG